AAGGTTTATAACATCCATAAAAATTTATGTGATGTTAAAGAAGAAGTTGCAAATGACGAAGAAGCAATTAGAGATATGGCAAAAGAAAAAGGTATTTCTCATTATTGGAATAAATCAATTGATACTTTGAAAGAAGAATTAAGCGAGGTGTTGTAAATGGGTATTAGACTCGTAGAAGAATACTTCGAAAGAATAGCATTAGGTAAACGAAACAATGTATTTAATGTCTATAAATTCGGTAGAAACGAACTCGTAACCGACACAGAAGAATTAATTGCAGCTGGTGGCGTTTATGGGTTGCCAAGTGTGGCTGATACAGTAACGGTTATTTCTGACGATGTTGTAAATGACAATCCGACTGGAGCAGGCGCTAGAACAGTTAAATTGTTTGGTTTAGATGTTAATTATGATTCTATAGATGAAATTGTAGAACTTGGCGGTACTTCTACAAAAGAATTTATAAGAGTTTTCAGAGCTTTTGTAGAAACTGCTGGTAATTTAAATCCTACTGGTGGTGCTAATGTAGGAACAATTACAATTTCGCAAACAGTTGGAGATGATATGATTCTTATTAATCCAAACGATGGTCAATCGTTATGCGCTTGCTTTACTATTCCAGCTGGATACACAGCTTTGATGTGGGCTGCAGATACAACTGTAGGATCTGGAAAAGAGTCTACAAATAGATTAAAATCAAGAGAATTTAATTCTGATCAACCGTTTAGAACCAAAGGCATAAGAGATAATTTCGAGAACTCAGTAGGTGTTAACTTTAAAATACCTTCAAAGTACCCAGAGAAAACAGATGTTGTATTTACAAGCATATCGACTGCTGCTGGAACTTCTGTAAGTGGAACTTTTTTATTGCAACTTATAAAGAACGAGGGGTGATTAGATGCTAAATCAAATTATGACACAAATTAATAATCACTTCTCCAGATCGTTAGAAAGTCAAGCGTATGAAATTGTTACAGATGGAATCGTTGGCACTTTTTCTGAAACTTATATCAAAGGACAATATATATGGATTAAAGGCTCTTTTATTAATGATGGTGTGTACAAAATAGACTCTGTTACAACTAGTAAGATTACAGTAGAAGAAAACTTACAGGCTGAAAATACAGGCGAATACATGCTATTATTTGGACTTGCTGTTCCTGCAGATTTCTTAACAGTTGCTACTGATATAGGAAACTATACATCTAGCGATGGGATTAAATCAGAATCAATTGGTGATTATTCAGTAAGTTATGGTGGGTCAAGTGATGGTGATGGGTCGTGGGTTTCTGCATTTGGTAAACAACTTTCAAAATGGAATCGAATGTATGACGATGATGTAACTATGTGTAGACGATATAATATTTACACAAAGAGGTGCTGATATGTCTATACAAAAATACTTTAGAAATTTAACGGTAGAAGTAAGAGGCCTTGTAGATGATGGTTGTTCTGGATTAGTTGAAGCGTGGGTAACTGATAGAGTAATCAGCGGAACTATACACAAAGCTAGTGCAACGGCTATAATATCAGCTTCGCAGTTAAAAATCGACATGTCACATGTTTTGTACTCTGATATATCAACACCTATTAGAGACTCGAATGAAGATGAATCAGTTATAAAAAGAATCAATGATGGTGGGGTTATTTACGACATAAGATCTGTACCAGAAAACGTAGCAGAAAGAAACCATCATTATAATACTAAATTGAGGGTGATAACTAGTGCATGATTCCAATTACAGAGAGTTTAAAAAAAGATATATCAAAGCACTTGATAAATCGCTTAATTTAACTGGTTTTTTGTTGGTTAATACAGCCACTTTGTTAGCGCCTGTCGATACTGGTAGGCTAAGACAAACAATCGGTTACGTAGTTAATCCATTTAAAATATCAGTTAAGTTTGGTTCAAATGTATTTTATGACATATTTATAGAAAAAGGTACAAGCAGACAAAAGGCTCAACCTTACATTAAACCATCATTATTAAGAAATGTAGAACAGATAGAAGAAATAATAAAAAAAGTTTTTAGAGGGGAGTTATAAAATGAATGCAATAATTAATAACATATCTACAAGACTTAAAACAATAACCCCTAAAGTTTATTTAGTTACTCCTACAGGTGCAGTAATGCCTTATATAGAGTTTGAATTAAACACTATAGGAAATAGTGCTGATGAAGAATTAAAAGAACTTGTAATAGATATATGGGACGAAGGTCTGTCTATGGCAACTATTTTAGATTGGGAACAACAAGTAACGAGTCTTTTTAAGAGACACGATGAATGTACAATTGATTTTTCTTATTCTAGTTATAAAGAATCAGAGTTAACTATTAAAGATAAAGACGCTGGTACAATACAAAGAAGTTTAACTTATAGGTTAGACACATATATCAAGGAGGTATAACAATGGCTAATACTTTTGCAACACAGGCAAGTGCGGCGGGTAAGTTTGTAGTTTCGGTTAAAGATGGTGTTACAACTACACCTATCGGATTTTTAAAAGATATTGAATGGTCGGATAACGTTACTTGGAGAACTACAACGGTTATGGGTAGACAAGTAGCTTTAAAAGGCGAGAAGGAGATGGAAGGTACTGAAGCATATGTAAATATTAACGCTTTGCAAATTGAAGCCGATCTAGTAGCTTTATGTTTTGCTGGTTATGAAGTGGCTGACGCTGCTGGAATTAAAACATTAACAAGAAGAATTGCTTTAACTGATGCAGACTACCACGATGAAATTATTATCACAGGGACTACAAAAGAAGGTAAAGACTTAACTATCACAGGAAAGAATGCTTTAGGAACTGGCCCTATGACAATCGTAGTGCCAGAAAGCGGAGATGTTATTCTTCCTGTAAGATTTGAGTTCCACAACCTTACACAAGACGAAACAACATTACCTATTGAAATTATCATTGATGAAGTAGTATAAATATTAGGGGCTTTAATGCCCCTTTTTAATTAGGAGGATATATGAAAAAAGTTAAATTTACACCTATGATTGTATTTGAAATGGTAGGTTTATTAAATAAAGCAGGTTTCACTGCAAAAAAAGTTGCACTTATGTTTGATGATGAAGCAGACAAAGAGAAATTTGGACAAGAATTATTTGAAACTGTATTGACATTACCAGAATTACAAGATGATTTTTATAATTTATTAGTAAAAGTAACTGGTTTAGAGTTAGAAGCAACTTATGAACTAGATTTCGATGAAATAGAAGAGGCTTTCAAGAATCTATTATCTACAAGCAAGCGTATGGATTTTTTAAAGCGTGCTTTCAAGAAGGGACAGTTGACTTCTGTATCAGAAGATACGGAATAAGTTATCTTGGAAGCGATTTAGATATCGGTATTATGATTTATAACGATGGTATAGCAACTAAAATTGTAGAAGATCAAGTTGAATGGTATAAAATGCATGTTGGTTTGACTTCTATTGCAAAGATGCTAGGAAATAAAGAAAAAATAAAAGAATTTAGTGAATTTATAGAAGGTAAAAAGGAATTAAAACCATTTAGCGAGTCTGAAAAAGATGAACTTAAAAAAATGGCAAAAGAGCAATTAGAGAAATTAGGTAAAGGTGGTGTGTTAATTGGCTTTTAAAGTATTTTCAACATATGGAGAATTTTTCTTAAAAGGTGCGAGGTCAACACTAGAAGAAATAAACACTATAGATAATAGCGCAGAGAGTACAGGAAGATCGTTTGATACTATGAGTGGAAAAGCTAAAGCTGCTGCTCTTGCAATAGGAATAGCCGTTACTGCTCTTGCTGCTAAATCTGTACAAGCTGCAACAGACTTCGAAAAAGGTTTTGGAAATGTAGCAACTTTACTAGATGGTGATGTAACACCAAGAATTAACGAATTAAGAGAAAACGTAAAAGACTTAATGTTAGAGACTGGTAAGGGTGCGGAAACACTCACAGACGGACTTTATCAAACGATATCTGCATTCGGAGACACATCCGATTCTATGGGTATATTAAAGGTTGCTGCTAAAGGTGCTACAGCTGGTAACGCAGAGGTAACAGACTCGGTTAATCTATTATCTGCTGTAATGAAGGGGTATAACGATGTATCAGAAGCTGCAGCAATGAAAACATCCGACTTAGCTTTTCAAACAGTTAAGTTAGGTCAAACTTCATTTCCAGAGTTAGCAAGTTCTATGGGTAAAGTTATCCCTATTGCTGCATCATTAAAAGTTAGCCAAGAAGAATTATTTGCACAATATGCAACATTAACAGGCGTAACAGGAACAGCAGCAGAAGTAACAACGCAATTAAGATCTGTTTATCAATCGTTTATGAAACCATCAAAAGAATTTAATGCACAGATAAAAGAAATGGGATTTACAACTGGCGCTGCTGCTTTAGAATCTTTAGGAACCGTAGAAGCACTTAAACAATTAAAAGATAGCGTTGGTGGTAACGAAGTACAATTTGCTAACCTTTTTAGTAGTGTAGAAGCATCAACAGCTGCTATCGCTTTAGCTGGTAATCAATACGATACTTATGTTGAGAAGGCTGAAAAAATGAACGTTGCTACTGGATCAACAGAAAGAGCGTTTAAAAAGCAAACTGAAACAGTAGCAGGGATGAAAGAAAGGTTTGACCAATTAATCCAGGTAATTGTTATAGGTTTTGGTGAAGAGTTAATGCCGATTGTAAACGACTTTTTATCATGGGTTATAAAGAATATGCCAGAGATAAGAAAGGGTTTCGAAGAAGGTTTTGGAGTAATTACACCACTTATCAAAGGGTTTGTAACTTTAATGACTGAAGCTTTAAAATTAGCGGGGTTTTTATCACCAGCTTTAATAGGTTTGGCTGCTGCGTTTGCTACACTTGCTATAATAAATACAATTTCAAAAGGCATGGCTTTGTTTACTTTAGCTACAGAAGGGGCAACAATTGCACAAGCTGCAATGAATTTAGTTTTAGGATTATCACCACTCGGACAATTTGCATTAGTAGTGGGTGCTGTAGTAACTGTAATAGCATTATTAGTTAAAAACATGGATAAGGTAGTTGATATATTTAACAGTGTAACAACTGCAATTTCAGAAGCTGTGGAGGCTTTAGGAAAGTTTTTAGGTATCAGTAGACCATCTTATGTAAGTGGAGATTACTCATTACTTCCAAAGAATCA